ATATTGTATTTTTCAAGATAGGGACGTAAGATATTTAAATCAAATAAGGTGTGTTCTTTAGATATATTATTAGATGAACAGAATGTACATTTAAACTGACAAGCCATTGTCGGTTTTATAATTAAGTCCATTATTTTAATTTAATCCTTAGTCTACGTTTATCTGTTCTATCATCATCTTCAACTAAGATACCAATAATTTGTAATGGGTTATCTTTCGTTGCATCATATAACTTAGCACATCCTTTTACATCAGAAGGAACTACATAGTTATTTCGTTTAGCTTTACCTACGAAAGAAACATGTACTCTACCTGCCAATGCAACGGGGATATTCCTGTCTAAATTATAATCTAAAAAATCTTGCTTGTCAATTGGGTCTTCACCGCCAATGATATGTCCAAACTCATCAGAATGAACACCAATTACTGGAATATCTTGTTCTCCAGTATGCGCTACATATTCTTCTGTATCAGAATGTGGATTTAACATAATTAAATCGCCTGGATTTGTTTCTTCACCTTTAGGGAAGAATTCAGCGTAATCAGACCAGTAAGAACCATAAATACGTTGACCAGTAATTTCTTCTGCCGCAATCGTACCTGTTCTAATATTAGGAATGTTTAGGATTTTTGTTTGGGAATTATATGTAATATCTGAAACATATTTTACTTCTTTATCTTTTGTATTATTGATAAATAAAGCAGGCATAGCGTTTCCATTGCCTTGCTCGATATTAATAGAAGTAGCTCTAATATTAGTTAAGTTAAAAGAATAAGTTCCATCTTCTAATTGTGTAGCATTAGATTCAGCTACATCACCACCAACTTTAAATTTAAGAGCTTTGAATTTTTCTTTAACTTTATTTTCTAATTTTTCGAACATAGGTAAATATCTTGAGTCATGATGATGTGTTTCTACATCGCCAGTTAAACCAAGATTGTTTAACGCTGCCGTTTTATCTGTTAAATCAGATAAATTAGCAGTACGCATTAATCTATTTTTAATAGCATCCGCATAAATGCTAATCCATTTATTATTCTTTTTCCATTTTAAAATACTCATATTACACCTCAGAATAAATTTGAACTAGCACTTTAATTTTATCAGTAGTTTTATTGATAATATCGATACATTGTTTATCAGCTGCGTTTTTATAAATTGCTTTAGTAATAGCAGCGTCATTTTCTAAATATTTTTTATATGTAGGAGATGTAGTTACATCGTCTCGCACTAATACATCTGCTGCGATATATTTTGTACCAAGACTTTCATATGTATATGTGGCACCTAATGCGATTTCTGTTTCAATAAATTTAACTGCATTATTAGCTACTGGAACTTCTGTTGGCGTATTATTCGCATTTAAATGATTAGCTGTAAATAATGCTATACCATTAGCTTTCGCTTTGGTAGCTTCTACAATAGTATTAATAACAGGAGATGCTTTTAATGTTTTGTAATTTACATCACCTGTAATTAGATTAATAAAAGCACCATTATCATTAAATAATACATAACCAGTTTTGATATCCAAGAAGAATTTTTGATTTAGTCCCCAGTGAGTAGTAAGAGGGCCACCAGATGTATAATCAAAATTAAAGAAATTAGTTTCATCTTCTTCTGCTGCTGCATTAGGGTCTGGATTTGTAGAATGAATTTGTCCATCTGCTAATTCATTCGTAATTTCAATTAAAGAATATACAGCGTAATTGCCATAAGATTTAATTTTACCTTGTGTATTCGTAACAGAAATCATATTATCACGAATAAATCCAGTTGTTACATAAATCTTATCATCAAAAATAGAAATGATAACTGGCATTTTTTTTGCTTTATAATCGTTCAATTCTTCTAGTGTATTAGCAAATACGCCAGCGATAAATAAATTACCACCACGTAATTCACCAGTACGATTGACATCAGAATTAGTTACGAAAGCCATCATACCGTCCATACCGTTAATTGGATTAGCTTTATTAACGATACCATTAATTCTATCTTCAAGAGATAGTAAATCTAATTTAGTAGGCAAACTAGATGGCATATATTTACTAAGGATTTTGCCATCACTTAATTCAATATTATTATTGCTAACCGCATCAAGTTTTGTTTTTAATGTATTAGTTTTTTCTTGTAATGCTGCAATTTTAGAACTATTAGCAGTTGTGATATCAATATTATTTTGAAGATTTCTTTTTAATGTATTGATTTCACCATTTAAATTAGATACTGTTGTCCCTAAAGACACAAGAGAATTAGAGGCATCTCCAGACGTATTGGTTAATGCTACGATAGCATCGTTAATAGTTTTTTTAACGGCTTCTAACCGAGTTAATCGTTGTTCATTTGTCTCGATTAGGTTTCTAATGCTGCCATCCAAGTCATTCATTTCAATAGGAGTATCAGCTAAACGAAGACCACGTTTAAATGCAGTGTTAACGCCTTTTACAGAACGAAGCAATTCTTTAATGTTATCGTTCATATCATCAATAGTAAGAGGAGTATCTTTACGATGATATTCTAAACGAGCGTCTTCTTTACTTAATTTTTTAGTATCAAGATTGGTTAATTCATTTCGTACAGGCGTATCATTATAGGAACTTGTACCATGATTAGCATTTGTAATTGCATTTTGTAAATCTTGATTTAAATCAGAGAAACTAATAACACCAGAATGTAGAGCATGCTGTATCCAATCTATTAATGTTTGGTCAAGATGCTCTAATTTAATTTTTTGGCTTTTACCCATTATATATCACCTCTATTTCCAAACACCATTGAATGTTAACCACTCATTACCTTGTCTAAAACGAATGACACGTTCATTTGTATCGAACCATAAATTACCATTTTCAGCAGGTACTGGAGGATTAGGTCCAATAGCAATACCTTGAATATTAGCAACTTTAGGTGCAAAATCTTGACTAATTAAATGAGCTGGAATTTTACCAGAACTATCTAGTACAGGAATATTGCCAGCAAGTTCACCAGTTGTATGTCCTTTAACATAATCAGCATTACCGCCATTAGCTGGCAAATTAGCTGGGAAGTCAATGATATCACGAACATAATGTGAATGATTTTTATATTCTACATTATCGATGATACCATAACCACGTAAAGAATTAGGACGTCCAATGATTTGAGACCATTCAATCGTAGGTAATGGTTCTTCGCCTGTACCTAAATGGTTATCATCAATTTGTTCTACTTCAATATCTTCAATCCATAAGTCACCATTTTCAGACGCTTCTGGCTCACAATTTCCCATGAATACACGAGGATATGGATTGCCAATACGGAAGATACGCATATAGCGTACTGTTACTTCTTGACCAGGAATTAATTCTTCATCGAGTGCAAAATGACGAGTATCAATTTCTTCTACACCACCAGATTTAGCATCACGACGTAATACATCATCAATGTATACTTCTAAATAAGAACGTCTTGGGATATATTCACCGTGTTCTAATTCGAAGACATGCTTGCCAGCTTTTTTAGTAACTCTACGAGTTTCACCTTCTGTATTTGTATATACAGTGACTTCACCATTTTGACTTTGCTCAGAAGTTTTCTTAATCGTAAATACTTCTGTGATAATCATAGTATCACGAGCGATACTTAATGTACCGTCATTTTTAATACCAGCTGGTACCCAAGATGTCTCAGAAGAATAAGACATATCTGTAGATGCCCAAATTTCTTTTGTTTCGAGGCCTGTTTTATAATCGATTTTATAATAAGGTTTCCCATTATTATGATATACCTTATCACCATCAATGTAAGCATTTTCTAATAAGTTGCCGTCTTTAGTAACTAATGCACCTTTTAGTTTGACGGACATAATGCCACTTTGAGGATTTACTTTAATTGTGCCATAAGGAATACGAGACCAATCTAATCGGCTTGCATTTTCTTCTGTGATAATCATCGTGCGATTATGTTGTGCAATCGATTCGCCTACTTTATGTATTCCTCTTGGTTGTTGAGGAGCTTGAGGCATATTTTAAAATATCCTTCCTAAAATAATTTGTTAATAAAAGCTTTTGTTAACAAACATTGGTTTGTCAGTATATATATTACCACATCCTATAAAATAAAAATACGGAGACTTATATGCCTCCGTAAGATTATTTTACATTATTAATTAACGCTTTAATTGTTGTGATATCACGTTGAATATATTCAATTTTACTTTCAATTTTATCAAAGTCATCTTTTTGAGGACTTGTGTCATGAAACCGTTTATTTTCGCTATCAATGCCTTTACTACGTTCATCATGTTTAATCAAAGTATCATTAATATCATCTAATGTAGCATCAACATTAGTTAATATAATTTGAATATTTTTAAGCAATTCACTTTGTTTAATAATGTCATTATGAAGTTCACTATTTATTTTATAGCTTTGACTTAATCGTCTTTCTTCAAGGTCATCACGCCTAGCTTCGGCATCTCTTCTAATTTTTTCTTTTTCAGGTTGGATTTTCGCAACATAATACAAAGCGTATCCAATTCCAATGAATATAATAAGTATCTCAATTGGATTGTCTACATTTGATTGTTTAATGAACTCCAAGACTGAGATAATTACTTCACTCATTTTCTTTCCTTACTATTTTTAATAAGTAACAACATTCACAACTATATTATTACTTTCATCTTATTTTTAAAATTGTATAATTTCAAAATATAAATTTTTTAAGTCTGCTGGTTTAAAATTTTTATTTTCTGTTGATAAAATTTCAATGTTAATATTACAGAAGTTAGATGAACTATTTTTTTCTAGTCCATTATTTTTTTCTCCAGACAACACAATGTTACTCATATTGATAATGCCGTAGTTATCTACTTTTTGAATTTCTACTTCATGGTTATTAACATATACTTTACAGAAATCTAGTAAAGTCTTATCTTCTTCGTGTTCGAAGAACATATTAATATTGAAGTTAGAAAAATCTGGTACATTGGTATTACCAAACCGATTATTCCATAATTGTAAGAATAAATGAATTTGATTATTTTTATTTAATGTACCGCCATAAATTTCATTAGTAGGAGAATATGTATCTGTCGATTCTACTTTTGCATACCATTCAAGTGTATTATCCACGTCGTCCTCCTACTTTTAATCTATTAATATAAATAGTAGCCCCAGCCTTTACAAGATAATCTTTTAAAATTATATTAGCATTAGGTGCTGCTACAGAATCCGTATCGATTGTATAATCTGCGTCTTTAATTAATACACGGTTATCATTTTCTGATACATAGAAAATAACAATAAAATCATTAATGCCGTAGTCATTAATTGTATTTGTTTTTTGTGCTGTTAAAATTAAATAGTCTTCTGGATTTTCTGTGACCATTCGATTAGTAATTTTATTAGATAACTGGGAAATATCAATAATAGAGCTTGTAGTCAATACATTACTTGTATCAGGAATGGATTGTTCTACTGTATTAATTCTATTAGAAATACTTGTATTTGTATCAGCTTGATTTTCTTTAAATGTATCAAGTTCTGTATGTAATCGTTTATTATCTTCTTGTACTGCTTTAATTGTGTCTAATGTTTCTTTCATAACAAGAGATAATTGGTCATAATTCCAAATGTGTTTTGAAATTTTGTATTCGATACATTGGTTAATGGTTAGTGGTTTAATAATTTTAAAATGACGAGACATAATATCACGAACAGATATATCGTTTTTATCGACCGTTTCTGTTTCATTTTTCATTTCTTTAAAGTCTATATCATAGACTAACCGTAAACCATCTACCCAAACTTCTAATTGATTTTCACCAACTTGATAATCTTCTTCTGTTTCAAATACTTTATTAGTATGGTCAGCAGAATAATAAATGTGATTTTCGTTCACAAAAACAGCTGCTCGTTGGAATGTTTCATTCGTATTAGCAGAAGCAACTTGATGATGTACGATAGCTTGTACAGGTGTACTTCTATCTAATGGTTCTACTAATTTAAAGCCAATACCTTTTGCAAGATATGGTTTATCTGGTGTATCGTTAGCTACAATTTCTTTATATTGGTCTTTCATGATAACGATGTTATCAATTAAGATTAATAAAGAATCTGTACCTGGTACATAATTCATATCCATTCTATCTTCTGGGAAAATAAATGTTTGGTCATTTGTTGGATATTGTTTTTCTCCAGGAACAAACATATAAGAATTATTAATAGCCATAGTAGAATGGTCATTAATTTTTACCCAACCATATACACCATTAGTTGCTTTCCAGATTAATAATTCATTATTTTTTTTATCATACCAAATATCGTTTTCTTCTGGATGTTCTGGTTCGATAAAATAAATAAATTTAGGTTTTTTGTATGGCTCACCATTAATCCATAGAATGCCATCTTTATCAACAAATAGTTTTCTATATGTTCTATGATTAGTGTAAATCGTAGCAGTAATTTCACCATCTACGTGCCAATAAATTTGACCGATTAAATAATCAGGAGTATAATCTGGAATTTGAATATGAGAAGGAGAAGTAGAAATAACTGATTTTTCATATTTATATTCACCATCTTGTGTCAAAATAATAGAATCAATTCTATCTTCTGCTTTATAATAAGTTACTTTAATTTGTTGTCCAAGCCAATCACCAGCATTAATATATACTTTATTTTCAGATACTTTAATGACTGGTACATGAAGACCACTTTCTACTTCGTGCATTTCAAGTTCTGTTTCTAGTGGTCGCTTAGTGGTTTGGTCAATATTATCATATACAATATGTTTTTTGTCTTTTTTAGAATAAGGAACATATTGTAATGTTAAATATCCATCTTTAGGACATACAATAGTTTCTGTAATTTGTTTGGCGTTAATGTCACCTGCATCAAATATTCTTGCAGGAATAATTTGTTCTTGTCCTTGTTTATTAATAAAAGTACCATCTGTTACAGACACTTTTAATGTGTTTGTATCAGTAGTAATATCGAAACCTTCTACAATTCCTGGACCGCCAAGTCGTAGACGTTCTCTGTCTAACCATCCTTTAACGGTCTCGAAATTGTAGTTAATTTCTGATGCTTTTATTCCTGGACCAAAATCTAATGTTTTTAATTTTTTTTCCATAATAATTCCTATTCAAAAATTAATGTAGGGATTTCGCCAGAAGCGATGTGTTTATCTAATTCTTTTAACAATAATTGTTCATATTGTTGCAAAGCTTTAGGTAATTTAATAATAACTGTAGAACCAATTCGATATGGTCTACCATAGATATTACCAATATCAATCATGTTAAAATCATCTTGTGCATTATCTGGTAAGCCGCCACCAAAGATTCTAATATCGATAGCTTTCGGTGCCTTCGTTACTTCTGTATATAACTCACAAATAATGATGCCATGTTTATCCATACTATATTCTTGTACATCTACAAATTCAAGTAAATTAATTTTATCTACATGTCCTCGTTTTGTACACAAATAGTATGTTTTGGTTACATCAGGAATTTCTAATGTTTGTTTATATGGTATATATATTTCTTGTTCTGAACTGAATATAGGGTCAATTTCAATAAATACTTTTTCTTCTCTATTAAAATATGAAATATTTAATTTGGTTTCTTTATAATTAATATCTTGTTGTGTATATAAAAGAACTGTATGTCTTGTCGTTAGATACGAAATATAATTATCTGGTTTAACTGGGTCTGTAATATAGCCAATTTGTTTTCTAAAATATAAATCTCCATCATTAGACATACCTACGAATAAGATATTTGGGTCAGATGTTTTTACATCTATTAACGTATAAGCATTACCTATATTATAATTATCATTTTTTAATAAATTTTCTAAACTAATTGTGTTATGATACATATTAATTTTTTGACTACTTTGTGCAATATAATCTACTGGGTCATTTGTAATCCATGTATATTCACTTTTAGTTTTATAGTATGCTTGTAAGAAAACATACATCATGACATCGTAAATAATTTTAGAATTTTCTACGATATTATCTGCGAATGAATCAGGAGCTACAATTAAAAAGCCAGATTTAGGTTTGCTATAAATTAATATATCTTCATAGACTTGTTCTAATGTATATCCAAGATTAATTAAAGAATCATCTGTCGGCAATAATCCTAATTGTTTAAAGAAATGCGTTGGTTTTTTATTTCTTTTTGTTGGACGATAAAAAGAATTTAAATGACCTTCTTGTGTAGTAAATTCAGTATCATCATTGGCTTCATAAATATATTGTGTATGTGTTTTTACGAAGCACCAAATATTTGAATATGAATTTAATATATCTTGGAAGTTTAATCCATTCGGCATATGGCTCACATCATTGCATCTCACAAACATAAAATCAGATTCTGTTGGTTGATATTTTAATAGATATTGTGGAATTAATGTTCCTTCATTAATTGTGATATTAGAAGGACATAAGTTTCTATGATAGCCATCGCCAAAGATTTTAATTAATTGGTTAGCCAATGGAAGTTCTTGTGTGGAGTCTGCTACCGTCACTTTAATATTATATTTTTCTGTATCAGAAAATTTCATATTTTTTTTAACTACAGCACTAGCAGAAAACATAACAGGAGAAAATTCTGTAATATTTCTAGGTTCATAAATATAAGAACCACCTAATCGTTTTACCTCTGTATTTTTTAATAATTTATTATTAGAGTCAAAAAAGAAAGCAGATGGATTATTAATAATATCATAAGCTTTAATTTGCGTAGATGTATTAAAAGAAAATTCTTTTTTTATATTAAAATGAACTTTATATTCAGAATCGTAAGTATCAATAAAGGCTAAAGGAATATCTTTATATTGAACTTCATTTGTTTGTTGTATAGCATCGTTGCCTAAATGAATTTTCATTGTTTATCTTTAGCCTCCCGTAAAATAACATATTGATTACCTGTTGGATAAATAGATGTATTAATATAAGAATTAATATGACCATCAGCATTGCTGTCATAATTAACCATTACATCTAATTGATTTGTAGAAATTTCTATTTCGTACATATCTGTTTGTTTATTGTAGTTAATAGCATAACTATCTTTTTTCTTATATTCGACAATTAATTCATCGTATAATTCACTCATATCAGATGTTAGAGTGATAGTAGATGTATCATAATTAATAGAATAATTAGAATTGTCTATTTTTTCATATTCATTAGCATACAAACCAATAGAGTTAATAATATTTTTTGGTGTGCGATATACATATTGTTTATTTACAAATGAATCTTTTTTAACGCCGTACATTAAGATTTGACTATTATCTAAGATTTCTTTTTCTAGCGAAAAAGCGGCTTCATCGGCAGGAATAATTTCTCGTTCCCAATTTGTAAAATAATATGTGTAATTAGAAACATCTGTGTATTCTAAAATAAAATATTTGTACTCTTGTTTAGTTTCTGTATTCAAAGAAACTATATTATTATGTCTTGTATAGTTAGTAGTAGGTATTTCTGTATAGTTATGTGTAATCTCGTTAATTGATTTAGCATTCATATTTAATATAGTATCTTGTTTTTGGATACCATATAACTTAATGCTATAGGCATTATCTGGTAAATTGCCTGGGACTATAAATTGCTGTTCGTTTTTAAATAACTTATAGTTAAGTGTTTCTTTTACAAATTCACGATAACTAGCAGAAATATCAAAACTATTTTGTTTGTCTTTATCTGTTACTATAATAGGACTTTTTACAGAACCGTTTACATAGACTTTAAAATGACTGTCCGCAAAAATATTTTTTGTCTTGCCGTCTTCCATATCTAAATCAATAGAATAAATATCTGAAATAATATTAAAGGCAATCGGTAACACTCCATTTTCTGGATTAATAACTTTAGTAGTTATTTTTTTATTTGTTTCTTTGTCTCTAATAATTAATTCTTTAGTGGCTACAGTGTATTCAAAAATATATTCTACTTTAGTATTAATAAATAAATCTTGAATTGTATTTCGGTTAGATTTACTTACGATACTATACGGAGCTTCTTTCGTTAAATCTTCATAAGTTGGTACATGATGGATAATCATATCCCATGTAACTTTTTTAACTTTATCAAGATTGATATCTATCCAAGAACCTTCTGTATTATATTGTTTAACTGTTGTTGGAATAAAATTCCCATCTTTAATAGAAGTGATTGTAATATTAGAAACTTTACCTGATTCACCTCTAAATTTTAAACTTACAAGAGTGTCTTCTTTTAACATAAAAGAATTAGTTGTGTCTAATAAATTTTTAGGCTCATCTTCTGTTGTTTCTTCATCTGTTTTAATTAAAGAATCATAGGCAAATACAAAAGCCTGTATATCATTTTTATTGTTTACAGATTCAGCGTCGTATTTTAAATAATAGGTTCCTGCTTTTAGTGGAATACGAGATTGCTCTAATTCAAAATCATAGTCTCCATTTTCAAAAAGAAAATATTTATCTTTAAATTGAATACGTCCACCACGAGAATTTTCTAACTCATAATCCCATTTATCAGGAGTTTTTTGTTGAATATTCGTTTCTTTTAATACATTAGAATCATTAGAGTAAATACCCAGTACATAATTCGGAAACATGTATGGTAAATCAAATTCACCTAATGTAATAATTCTATTTTCAGATACTACATATTCTAATGTAATTCTTTTTTTCTTAATTGTAAAAATAATCTGAACGTCTTTATGCTTTGGTTTTAATGAGTGAGCATTTTGCATTAATGTATTAAAATTGTCATATTGTTTTTCTATGATAGAAAAATCATTATAACCAATTTTAAATAATAATGCTTTATTACTTTCTTTAACAGATTGCCCGTCACCAATAAAAAATCCAAAACCAGATTTATTATATGTTATTGTCGTAAGAATTGTTAGGTCGCCGCTAAATATATAACGGCAACCTAAAATATCTTGTTCAAAAAATCTAAGACCATCAGATACTTTTTCGACTCTACTATTTGGGTCAAAAATAAGCATATGGTTAAATTACCTCTAGGTTAATTGTATGAATAGTTCCTTCAACGGTATCATTAGTTACTTCAACTCTAAATTGGAAATATTGATAACCTTCAAAAATATGATTATCTCCATGTAAGTTAATTGGATACCATTGTGTAAATACATTGCGTGTTTCGTCTTGACGATACCCACGAACATAGTATTTAGTATAATCTGGATGTAACGTAGAATCAATACTTGAAATTGTGTATGTACCTACAGTAGTAGTGTCATAAATTTTAGATGTCATATATCCATTTTTATAATTTTTAATAGATAAAGGATATCTTGATTTTTCAGAGTATTGTAAATAAATTTCTATATTATTTATTACTTTGTCTGTATCCATTTCAACCATAATTTGTAAATATTCTGAAATTGGCCCAGAGTAGTGTAATAGATTTGTTTTCTTTTGATATTCTAATGTGCTAGACAAATTATTGTTGTAAGCATTTAATGTAATATTGAAGTTTTTAAATTTGTCAGTAACAACATTATTAATTTTAACGAATACACCGACTACATTTTTATAATCTGGAATTTGATATTTACCAGATGTAATGGTAGCCATGTCTTTAGCATAAATAGTATTTTTAATTAATTCTGCATTTTTTAATTTATAATTAGAAAAATCATTAGTGTCGGCATTAAGTTTCGTAATGCCCCAATCAACGTTGGAACCAATCGATAACATACCATCTCTATCAATATCTAAATGATAGAGTTCGTTATTTTGCATATCAAAATCAAAACTATATGTTGTTTCTTTTACGTTACGTTCATTTAAATTAAATCCGAGTTGATTAATGATTTTAGTATGTACATCATCATCAATATTATTTTTTATAATAATGTCATCAATTGTGCCAGAACCTTTTATTAATAGATAATATTTTTTATCTGGATTTACATTAGAGATAGTATAGGTTTGAATATTATTTTTTTTGGTAAAATTACCAATAATATTAGTAAAAATAGATTTGGCAAATCGTCCTGCTTCTGATTGAATCTCTTCAGCAATATAAATAGATAAAGAATTATCACAAGCAATGCTAATTATTTTGTTTTCTTTATAAGCCTTTGTAATATCTAATAAACTATAAGCATTAGTATCATTTGCTGTAAAATGAATGCCTAGTCCATATTTTGTTTTACTAATTGTTACTTTCGTATTAAAAGAGTTCCATAATTGATAAGAATCACAAGCTGAAATATTATTTAATGCGGAGATACCATCAATTTTATGAGCATATTTTTTATAATCAATATGACAGATTGTATTCATAGTATCAGCAATACCCATATTCGTATGATATACAAAGTTATTAGTAGCTTCGATTGTATGGAATCGGTTATCTATTTCTTCTACATCATGTAATAGAATATGTTTATATTTCTTCTCTGCTTGCTCGAATAGATGTTCAAATAAATAATATTCTTTTTCTTTACGATAATAATATCCTGGGTGAACCATAATCGTATTATCGATATTAAGTTTTTTGACTGTAATTGTATTATTTTGAATTAATACTTGGAAGTTAGGATTAGAACATTGAGCTACTATTTTATCTGGAATTTTATTATTAAATAAAATAGTTTTTGACTCGCCATCTTTAATATCTTTAAGAATTATTTTGTTATCTATTAGTTGATAGGCATCGGTTGAATAGTTTACTTTACTATATAAATCTTTAATATTTTTATAGGTGATACTAATCGGTAAATTATAGTTATAAGAGACAGTAACTGTTTTGCCAATTAAATTTTTATCGTACCATTCAATAATGCCTTGTTTACCTAATAAATTATATTTTGTATTAGAAATAATTTTACCGTTTGATGCATCACGAATATATAAAATAGCTTCGATATTAGAATGTCGTAATTTATTAAACATATCAGATTCAACAATAATGTCTGTAAATGCTGTTGTGATAGCATAATTAATTGTCATATTATCTGGTGGCGTAATAATAAAAGTACTCAATTCTTCTTTGTTACCATTAATATCATATAGCTTTTCTAATGGCATTTTATTAGAAATCGTAAACCCTAAGTTTAAACTATTAATAGAAAACTTAGTTGTATTAGACTCACTAGCAGAAATCTTGCAACGAATAATAATATTATTTTGTTGTTTGCCTAAACACCATTTTTGTTCTTCTTTTTGTGTGGCACCTTGTACTTCAAAATTAATTGAAATATCTTTTTGAGGAGCATCTTTAAATCTTGCTTCTTCAATTCGATATAACATTAATTTGTTATCAGGAATAAAAGGAGAAAAATTATCTATTAAATTTACACGAGTAAATTCATCAATAATATTGGCTTCGTTATACGCTATATAATCTTTATCGGACCGCAAAGAAATAAATGTATATTCAAAATTTTTATCAAAATTATTTGTATTACTAATAATATTATTTTTGGAATCAATAATATAGTTAGTAATCATATTGTCTGAGATACCAGTATAATAAAATATATTTGCTTTATTAGAAGTATCTGCCCTTACAATAACTTTCTTATATTGCTTGCCATCTTCTGTTTTAATAATAAAACCATCGATATCAGAAGAAATAAATAATTCTTCTGTGCCTTGTAATCCTAATAGATTTTTCAAATTTCTTGATTGAATAACTTCTTTGCCTTGACCAGTAATTTGAATGGTTTGCATAGATTGATTAGGAGATAACGTTATATAATAAGCAGTTTTACCATTATACGTTGATTTGTCTAATGCAACGGAAGAAGAAGAAATAGATTCTAGTTGAGATAAATCTAATGGAATACTTTGTTTTGTAGCTGTATCATTCGTGATTGTTTGCTTAGGGATATAATTTTGTTTTAATAGAATTTCTTGATTATTTTTTATTGTATATAAATCTATATCACAGTTACTATCTATAATAATACGTTCTGTTGTAGTTGGGGTGAAAGTATCTGTTTCATAAATAGAATTATCTGTACTTTCTCCAATATGAATATATTCAATGACTGGAGCAAACGAACTATGTGCTGTCATAGAAATATGTAATTGATTATTTTCTAATCCAGAAGTAGGCAATAATGTTGCATCGCCAGTTTTAATCAAAGAACCTTTATCTAACCAAGTTTTAATTTTATATCGAGTAGCTTTAATATTTTTAATGCTAATTGGATATAAACCAGCTTTTGTAATTGTTACCTTTACATGAGTTAAATCATTATAAGATAAAGTAAATTTTTTAGCGCTGGACCATAAACCAGAATTGACTGTATCAATTTTATTATTAGCTTCTACATTAACGATAATAGAACCTTGTTCTTGTAAATTGGCTGCTTCATTAAAAGTAAATTCTAAATTATTGCAATCTAATTCAATAACTATATTGGATTGAGAATCTGTTGTATCAGAATATAATTCATTTTTATCATTAATTTTAAAGCCATTTAATTTGACGATAGATTTATCTGTTGTGTAGTCAATCGCTTCGCAGTAAGAATTAATTCGTAATTCTTTGCCTTCTGCTCCCGCAACATCTAATGTCATTTCACCGTAAGTAGAAGTTTTATTAATAGTCAAACCATCAATTGTATTTTCGATGTCAGTATAATTTTTTAATTCTTCTCGTTTAGTGATATGAGCAAAAATATTAGAGTTAACTAACGTATTATTTTTAAGAATAAATTGTTTCTTAGGTTTTAATAAACTTGTTTTTTGTTTATTGATATTTTCTCTTTCGATATTATAAATAATCATATTGTCATATCGAGTATGAGGTTTGAGTTTTAATTTATATTGAATATTTGGCTGCAAATCATATTTAGGAGATACTGTTAAATTACCAGTATCCATAGCAAGGTCTGCTACATAATATGTATTTGTACCTACGAAAGTTTTGTATTCTTTTAAGAAAATAGTTTCAGGGTTAATTTTCTTAACTTCATTTGCTATGATTTTATAATTAGCTCGTTTAGGAATTAATTCATTAGTATATCTTTTTAGTTGTAAAGGAATATTTGTTTTTAATTGTTGACGAGCAATATAACTTTCAATTAATAATGGAGAATAATTATAGCCTTTAATTTCTACATCTGTTTTGTCTGTACTACCGAGTTCAGAATTTAAAAATACTTTGGCATCTAAGCGTTGTCCTGTACCTTGTTGATAGGCAGATGGTGTCGCATCCCATGTATTAGCAAGATACTCTAAATCTTTGAAGAAATTATTCCAGTACGTGATATCCCAAATTTTTGTACGCATAATGTCTCGGTTAACTTTAGACATTGTATCATAAATGATTTCTCCATTTTTCATAATATACATATTATGTCCATCTGGAGCTTCAATTTTGATATTGCCAGCACTAATAGAATAGAAATTAATTAGCGTATTAATAATAGTGTTTTTTAATCCTTGTTTAGTACTATTGGTTCGTAATCTAAAAGATTGTAAACATCTATTTAATAAATCGGCATTCGATTCATTTTCGTATCGTTCTAAAGAAGAAAACATAGCAAATTCATCGAAGATATTCCATGTTTGTTCTCGTCTTAATTTAGCAGTATATTCATTATCTTTAATGGAATAATTAATATAATCATTAGCTGTCGCATCTGGATGAATAATTAAATGTCCATCTTCGTATAATGCCAATGTATGATTTAGTAAAAATTCTTTTTGATTGTCTGTGACTTGTAGAGCTATATTAGTAATTTTTAAATCTTGAATATTTACGTTACCGATATTAGCTACTAATGCTACAGAAAAATAATCATTTTCTTTGCCGATATAATTAACCAAGAAAAATGTTTTTTTAAATTCTTCAAATTCTTTATTAATTATATCTTGTTCACTAGAGATAGATTGTAGATATTGACCAGAAGTAGAAGTATCTGGTCGTTTTACTGTATCTGTCCAAGAAGGAATATCTCTTAGAATTTTTTTAAAAAATTGTCTTGAAGTATCCATTATATCCTTTCTTAGTTAATTTCATCTATCCATTTTATAGTATCGAAAATAAATTTACTATCGATTGCTTGCAGTACTTTAATTCTGTCTGTCTCATCATTGTCAATAAATAAAGAAATAACGTTAAAGTAATTCACATCTGGCATTTCAATACCAATTTTATTTAACTTACCAATTTCTAAATATTCACCTGGAGCTAAACCATCGATATATTTTTTAATTTGTTTGGTAATATTAATTTTAATAGCATCAATATCTCCATCATCAGAATGTAAAAAGATTTCAAGAATTACATTTCTAATCGTAGGAATAATATATTCTACATATGTACCTGCGGAACAGATAGATTCAATTTTTTGTTGTGCTTCTTGTAATGCATCTGTCATATATGGTTCTTCATACATTTTAGGAATGACATAACAAGTACCAGTTCCAGCTCCCCGTGTTTTTGGAAAATAAGAATAATTAGAACCTTTCGTTGGATTTAATAAAGTTAATTGAATTGCTTTTGTATTAGCTGCCTCATTAATTAGCATCCAATTCATTAATCTATATTTATATTGACTATCAGATTCTCCAGTTGCTCTTGGTAAATTTACCCATTCACCAGTACTATCTAATGTTTCATTTTGTAAGAAAGACCAAACATGAGGTGTTTTGTTATTTTCTATTTCTGCATATACATCTTCTAATGTGTGAGCAATAGCATCTGTATATAATCCGATGGCAGACCCATTGTCAAATTCTTGTCCAGATTTCTTTTTAAAAATATTTTTTATATTTTGTAATATATCGTGAACAGTTCTCATAAGTTTCCTTTCTATAATTCAAATATAAAGAATAGTTCTTCGTTTTTATAAATATATAAATTAATATTTTCAGTTACGAAATTATTATTTCGCTTTACTTGTTTTGCTGATACTCGATATGTATCTTGTGTTATGTTTTGAATAGCTTCTAAAGCAGCTGTTTCTAATAAACTAAGGTTTTGTTCATTAATAATTTTATGTCGTTGTATATTAATAGTGGAACCAAATTCTTTATGATGAAATAAACTGTCGAGCTCTGTTCTTAATTTTATCATAATTCGTTGTCTAATTTCATCATCAAAATTAATTGTTGTAATATTTTTTTCTTCCTCATTTTTATTGTCTGTAGTAAATTTCAAACAAAAATTTTGCTTGAAATTATTTTTATTTATTTTACCAGATATGTGAAAATTTGTTTTAAATACTGGATTTACCGAGTTAATAAAAGAAAGAGTGAAAATATCTAATTTCTTTTTTTGCTCTAAAATAATGTCTCCAGATTGGTTTAATTTAAAATCTATCATTAATATATATATATCCTTTACGCAAAAGAAAAAGTCCGTCAAAAACATAATGACGGACTCATATATTTAAAATAATTTTTTTAGACTGCTGGTCAAGCTTCCTATAGCCTTCGATGCTTCTTTGTTTACATAGGTAGACAGCCTTTGTTTTTGTTCCTTAATAAAATTATCTCGATATTGATTGACTCGTTTGCGAGCTTCATCAATTTTCTTTTGTACATTTTCGAATTGTTTAATGTGTTTCGTAATTTGTGGCATAAGTTTAGATGTGACTTTTAATGAAATGCTTTTATTAATTCGTTCAACAATAGGTTTAACAGAATCATTAATATTAATGTCTAAACCAATTGTGCCAGCAATTGTATTAACTTTATTAAGTGTTTTTTCAAGCTGTAGTTGTTTATATTCAAGTCTTTCTAATGAACTATTAATATAATTATTTAATGATTGCTCATCTTTAATAATAGTAGTAATTTTGTTACCGTTATTAACTACAAACTTATCTATCTTATCATATATTTTTTCTATTGGCTCTAGCTTTTTAGTAATGGCATAGTCAGCTTTGTCTGCAAGTCCAAGTATAGTAGTTATTTGTTTGTTTACTAAATCTTGCAATTTGGCTTCAGCTTCATTTCGTAATTCTTGCATTAATTGTGGATTTTTTATTTCAGTAGTTTTATGCCCACGAATGATAGCTTTCATTTCCGTTATGCAATCTTCATTTAAAATAATATTACCTAAAATACCGTACTTCTTTTTACATTTTTCAAGACTTTTTAACATAGCTAAGTCTAATTGGTCTTGAACAACTTGATGAGCTAAATTTTTAATAGAGTAATCTTTAAGGTGTTGATAATCTAATTCTTTTGTATATTTAATGTCTTTGGATAATAAATCAGCTGCTTGCTCTTTTGTATATCCTTTATCCATTAAATATTTCATATCATTCTTAGAATATGTTTTGCCATTAGGCCCATATGTTAATGGGTCTTTTTTATGTAATGATTTAGCTGCCTTTTCTAATTGTTCAGATGCTTTTTGTACATAGCTAGTTCTTAAAACAGATGCTTTTACTTCATCTCCTATAGCATGTTTAATAGCGTCTTTAATTGATGGGTCAGTGTATTTAGTATCTTTAGATAATAATTCAATAGCTGCTTCTTTTGAATAGCCATTTTTAGTTAAATAATTAATATCGTTTTCGTTATAACGTCTACCATTAGGTCCATATATATTAGGGTCTTTAACTTTAACTTGTTTCGCTACTATATTATTTAAAATTTCTTTTGTTTTCTTTTTATTAGATAAAGAGGACTTTACGTCCTCTATATTTATTTTTGACATAAAGCCCTCCTGACTCTAATAGTTGAATGTTGTATTTTTAAAAATGGTTAAGGGAAATTAGTGAATATTAATTTAAATTCCTAATCTTTGTTTTGCTATTTCAGTATATCTATCAGACAACTTTTTAACTTTATCTTTAACAGATTCAGGGAATTGTTTCCAAGTACCAGTTGGTAAATCGACATAAGAATCAAATGTATAGTTTACAAATAATACATTTGCACTATCATCGGATTCTTTCATAGCATTACCACATAAATTACTTATATCATCATAATTTGTAGGAATTACAGCATAGATATGACCAGTCATCATCATACTATTAGCATTTACTTTATTAGTATTTGTGTAATAATAAAGATTTTCTTCTGCGTTAGTTATAGGTTGGTCAAAGTTAATAGAACTAATTAAAGACTCTAATAATTCAAGTGCAATCGGTTCGTATGTAGGATATACTGTAATTTCACAAGAACTTGTGCTAAAGAGATTGGAAATTCTAAGTGTAAATTCTTGAGTAATATTTACAGAATCGGGGATAGTTACAGTTGCAGCCTGCCAATTATCACTATCATATACTTTCAATTTAACAAATCCATGGTCTGTACCATTTTGAATAGCATTTATAAATGCATTTCTATTTGCAAGCACACCAATCATGATTTCTCTAGTACCATTACCAGCACGTTTGTAGTTTTCAGTAAATTGGTTATTAAATTTTTCTACAATCGTATCTTTAATCATGTCAGCTAAAGCAATAGGTGTATTATAGAATTTGGCTGCATCTTTGTTAATTCCTAAAGAAAAACCAAATTCATTAAAACTATTGTATACAACTATTTTAACTTCTTTTTTATCTACAGCTTGTGCTGCATCAATAGCATATACTACGCCTTCTTCTAAAGTACCAGCTATTTTTTTTTGTTCATAAGCCTCTTTAGTGGTAAAAATAATTTTATTAATATCTGCCATTATTATATAAGCCTTTCTATATTAATATTATAAGTGGTCGTTAGGTTGTAATTGTACAATACGCCAAGCTTCAGGTCCTTCTGTTGATTCAGCGATATAAATTGAACCATAAGATACTGCAACTTGTCCAGCAAAATCTGGAGCTTTTGTTATATCAGTTGCAACGATTTTATCAATATGAATATAATCTTTTAATTTATTTTCTATATCAGTAGTTTTGGCCAAACCTTCAATAGAAGGGACTTCAATATTTTGTATTACATTAATTATTTCTTTACCAGGTAAAAAGTATGTAGTGTCCTCATCAACTGTATTGGACTCAATCATGCTTTTAAGTTTATTATAATTAATTAAAATGGCTTTTTCTAATGTTGCCATTTATAATTCTTTTCTATATTGGGATTATATATTAATGTGGCTCTACTTCAATAGTAGTAATTTTTGCAAATGGATTATGCCATTCTGTGCCATTCCAAAATACAGGTACACCAAGAGTTGTATCGAAGTATTGTTGACCAACTACAAGGTTTTCGGTAGGACGTTGTTCTGTAGTACCAGATTGAATGGTAACCGCTGTTGCTAATTTAGATTTAAGAGCAGAAATTTCAGATTCTAGTTCTTGAACTTTTGTATCATATGCTTCTTTGGTTACAGATACATCAGATACATCAGCTTTTCTTACATAATCATTAAGCTCTTGTTTAACAACAAGTGACGTTTGAACATCAGATTTAGTGACAAAATCAGCTAATCTACCTTCAATTGCACCAACTTCAGATTTAGTAGCTAAATTAAGTGAACCATCAGATAATTGAGATTTTTTAACATAATTAGTAAGTTTAGCATCTACGTCCATAGTTTTAGCCAAGCCAGAAACGTCTGGAATAACGATACTAGAAACAGCTGAAACGACTTCAGCTTTAGTAGCCAAATTACTTACATCTGGAATTTCTAATTTACTAGCTAAACTAGTAGCAGCTTCAGCTTTAGTAAGTAAACCAGATACATCTGGGATAGCAGATACATCAGCTTTTGTAGCTAATTTAGTATCAACTGCGGTTACTTCTTCTTTAGTTGCTAAATTAGAAATATCAGGAATAGCTGTTACATCAGCTTTAGCTGCTAATTTAGCATTAACATCAGTTACTTTTGCAAGACCTTCAATGTTAGGAACTTGTACATTAGCAACAGCATCTGTTACTTCTTGTTTAGTAGCCAAGACAGATACATCTGGAAGTTCAGATTTTTTAGCATATGTAGATTCAACATCTGTAGTTTTAGCCAAACCTTCTACAGAAGGGATAGCTGTTACGTCAGCTTTAGTTGCTAACTTATCATCTGTTTCTGCTTTAGTATATACATTATCAACTTTATTAGCGATAGCTGTTAAATCAGAATGTTGAGATAAATTTTTTAATGTGGCGATAGTATCTGCATCCAAACCGTTAATGGCGTTAACGGCTTCTTTAGTTGCATATGTTGCGGCAACTTCAGCAGTTTTAGCATAATCAGCTAATTTAGTTTCTACTTCAGATTCTTTTGCAAGACCTTCAATAGATGGAACTTGAATAGCTGCTACTGCATTGCTAATTTCTTGTTTAGTTGCAATAGTATCAAGTGCAGGCAAATCAGTTTTTTTAACAAGACGATTTTGATAAGCATCTCTAAAAATAACATTTGTCACATAATCTTCTGTATGAATATCGCCTTTTTTAATATAAACATTGTTTAGGTCAGAAACTTTTGCGAAACCTTCTACATCTTTTTTGGTAGCATATGTTGTTTTAATACCGCTAACGTCTTTAGCGACAATTTGAGAAAAGGAACCAAGAATTCTTTTAAGTTGTTGTACGGAAATGCTCATTATTGTCTCCTTTAAGAAAATAATATATTATTTAAATTTACTAGACAAAAAATATACTGTCTCTTCATCAACTGTGTTAGACTCAATCATTTGATTGAGCCTATCATAGTTGATTATGACAGCCTTATTTAAGACTGTCATAAGTATAATTTTTTTATATTAATAAAATATTATAGATGGCTTTCAGAATCTTCGTGTGTAGATTCTTCAGCAGCTTCAGCTACAGGAGTTGCTTCTGGATTGGCTACTGGAGTTTCTGTGTGAGTTCCTTCTGTAGAAGGAGCTGCTGGTTGTTCAACATGAGTTTCTCCATTGGTTACAGGAGTTTCTGTATGTGTTTCTTCAGTAGTAGAAGGTTGAGCTGGAGCTACCTCATGAGATTCAACTGGAGCTGTTTCTTCATGATGTTCACCTTCTACAGGAGTAGTTTCATGTGTACCTTCAGATGGTACTACAGGGGCTACTGGTTGAGTTTCTTCATGATGTTCTGGAGTTGGAGTTACTGTTTCATGATGTTCTTCAGCATGCGTTCCTTCTGCTGGAGCTTCTGTATGAGTGCCTTCGGCTGGTGTAACAGGAGCTACAGGTTGTTCTGTATGAGTTTCGTCTTTAGGCGTTGCAGGAGTTTCTTCATGTTTTTCGCCAGTAGAAGGTTTTTCTGTTTCACCATCACGAGCTTTTTCATAAATATCTTTCATGAAATCGTCGTCAATAGTTTCGTTATCTTCTTCTTCTTTTTTGTCTTCAGAAGGTTTTTCTTCTTTACCAGTTTCTGGTTTAGCAGGTTCATCTTCTTTTTTACCTGTATTTTCACCAGGAGTTACAGGAGTTTCTGTATGAGTATTTTCGCCTGGAGTTACAGGAGTGTCTTCGTGTTTTTCACTTGGATTTTCTGTATTACCACCAGCAGAAGGTTCTACAGTTGTACCACCATTATCTACTTTTGCTTTTTCTTGTGGCCAAATAGATGCTACATATAAACGAGTATATTCTTCGCCATTAACCATAAAAGAGATTTTTTGTTCAATAGTAGATTGAGGAATATTAACTGTAATTGTATTTGCTGGTTCAATTTCTTTTAATTCATTTGTAGCTAAATTCAAGAAAGAAAGTTTCTTGATATTGCTTAAATCTTTAATAGAAATTTTGAATTTTTGTTTTTGTTGTTTAGCTTTATCATAATAAACAACAATATTCGCTACAGTTTGACCTTTATCATCAACAGTAGTATCTGTTTTATTGCCATTGTTCTCAGCAGGAACATATTTGTAATTATCGAGGTTTACAACTGTACCTTCGTCATTATCATTAACAACAGGTTTAGTGTTACCTTGATTTGTAGTTGTAGTAGTTTCTGGCATGTTGTTACCGTTTGGCAAGGTTGTATTATTATGGTCATCTACAACGCTAGTATTTTTTTCCTTTGGTTTGCTCATGTCAACAACTGTTGAAGTAGTATTATCAGGAACATCACCTTTATAATTAGGTTTTACGACTGCGTTATTATTTGTAGTGGAACCAGAATTAATATTTCCTTGCTTCCCTTTCTTAATAATATCTTCCGATGCTAAGTTAGCAGCGTCAAGTAAATCTTTTAAATCTTTAGCTTGAGCTTTATCACTCGCACCCCAAAGTAAACTAGATGCAAGTTCTTTAATATTAGCGATTGCTTTAAGACGTTCTTCTTGAGACATACCGCCATCACCATAAGCTGCTTGTACTTTTTTACAAACTGCTTTGGCAGTAGCTCTATTGGCGTCTTTATCAAGCATAGCTAAGTCAAACCAAGCCATCAAAATATTATATAACAATTGGGCATATTCAACTGTTCTATCATTTTGAGGCAAAGTATTTGCTTTTGCTTCAATAAGTTCAGTAAAAAATGCATCTAGGTTTTTTACTGTTGCATAAAACTTACGAAGCGGAGTTGTATACAACTCTAAATTTTGCATATGCTATGCTCCTTTAAAAAAAGATAAACAACAAAAAAAATAATTGTTCTATTACAATATTACTTTATACTTTAAATGTATTTTATGAAAACAAAAAATATTATTGTCCTTGAACTTCTCTAAGAGCGGCAGTAAAACCATTTGCATATGCTCCATTTTCATCGTCACTATCAATAAAATAACCGCCAGCTTTCATGAGTTCATAATATTTTTGAGGGTCATTGTTTTGTGATGCATTAACTAATTCTTGTCCATACTGTTCATAAACAATTGTATGATTTGTAAATGCTTCTGCGCATTGTTGTGCATTTGTATAAAAACCAAAACCAGTTGATGTCATACCAGAACCAGCGTCCCAGCGAACATTACCATAGTTATAGTTACCATTAGGGTCATTTTCTTTACCAGATTCATGAATAAACTGTGCAAGAATAAAATCTAATGAAATGCCAGATAGTTTAGCAGTAGCTTTGGCTGCATCCATCAATTGGTCACCAACTTGAATATTGCCAATTGATACTTGACGAGTAGATGCAGTAATAGGTCCATGACCACTGCTACTACCTATACCAGAACCACCATCTTTATCAGCTCCATAACGACCATATTTTGCGTCATCACGTTTAAGACCTTCTTTCCCAATACGAGAAGCTTTATCTTCAATTTTAGCATTAACTTGATAGCCTTTTTTAGATAAAGCAAGAATATCTTCTTTTACTTGTAATGGGTCATCAATTTTTAGTGCAGAGTTAATATCAGGTACATTTAATTTTGGTCCAAATGGAGCAATGCGTGCTGGACGTCTAATCATCATATAACGTCCTAATTGTCTATCCCAAGCACGAACTAATACATAGCCTGCCATAGTAAAATTCCCTACAGTAGCAAATTGATTATCTTGTAATGGTACAGTTTTAAATCCTGTAAATTCATATAAATTAGGATTTAGTTTATGATTATTAATAATCATTTCATCTGTAAAGAATTTAACTCGATTAGAAGTTGTGACTGTTTCTAACCCTATTGTATCTACTGTACCAGATGGATTCATTTTAATTTGAGCTTGTTTACCAGCTGCTAAAGAGATTTGACCATTTTCACGAAGGGCCATAGAAGAACCATATTCTTCATTAACGAAACCTTTTTCTGTTGTTCTGCCAATATATTTAGATTTATCTTTAATTTCATCTAGTTTAGTATTAAATCCTTGTGGCTCATCAGCTTCTAGTGTTACATCGATAATAGATTTAGTATCTTCAGAAACAGCATCACCAACAGTTTGTGGCGTTATTTCTTTGGGTTGTTTTTGATTAGGAGTTGATTGTTTTTCTTTTTTTGTTTCTTCTTTTTTATCTGGATTATTTATTTTTTTATTTTTGTCATCAATAGGTTTATCTTTAAATCCCATTAAAATCTCCTTTACATGATAGAGCCACCAGCTGGTCTGCATCCCTCTTTATCGGAATATATATCTTGTTTAATTTCCATATTAGAACGAACGTCCATATTATAGTTACCAATATGTCGTGCAATAACTACGCAAGTATTTTGTGATTCTTCAATTAATACTTTATCTTTAACAGATGGGAACCAATCTGTACCAGAACCGTATAATCTTACGACTACATTTTCTTTATTTGTTTTATTTCCTTTACGGTCTAAATATATAATATCGACCATATTATTTTCTTCATGTGTATTAGTTACTTCTGCCACTAATGTAACTTTTTCATAGTTATTTTTAATGAGTGGATTTACTATATTTTGATTTAATGTATGTTTTATACTAGGCATATATTTCCTTTTTATATGTAAATAAAGAGCAGATAAAAAATATCTACTCTTTATTATATCATATCATTTTAATAACTTTAATAAAGATTCTTCGATATCTTGACGAAGACCTAGGCCAGATGTGCCATCCATGTCTTCCATATCAAATGTTAATTTTTTAATTTCTGGTGGGCGTTCTTCTTTTGTTTGTTTACCAATTCTATCTTTATTAGTTTTATTTTCTGCTTCAGGATTTGTTTTAATTATATCGCCACTGTCATCCCATGATTTTGGTTGTACAATTAATGGGAATCGACAAGATATAACTGTTTTATTATTTCCTAAATCTTTTGAATCAAAAATTACTGGATTTAAAGACGTATTGTCTTTAGCATCCAATTCAATTTCTTCATGGAATTCTTTAATAGCTTTCGCAAGTGCAGGAGCTGCTTTATCTACACCATGAAGAATAAATGTATAACCTGCACCAGCTACTGATTTATCGTCAGCAATACGTAATGCAGATTCAAGAGCAATAAAAGAAGTTTTCGTTTCTTCATAATTTTCGTATGGGTCAGAAGCATTAGCTGCTGGCATATTATTTTTCGCTCTTCTAATTAATTCAAATAGTACATTTAAAGCTTCTGGATTTAACATAGGGATATCTAAAATGTTTTTTCCATCTTGTCTTGTTTCGACAATTTGTTTAATATACGCATCTTGTCCATCGAAACGAACATTCGATGTTTTAACATTTTTACCTTGGTTAAGTCCAGGAGTTTCATGAATAATTTTAAAGAAACCTTCTTTAATATATGGAGCTAAACGAACATCTTTAGAGATTAATCGATTGCGTTTTAATTTATTACTAGCTAACCAATTTTGGTCAGTGTCCATATTGAAATAATCATAAGATGCTTTAATGGATTCTGGGTCATCATAATCAGCCCGTTGATTAATTTGCATTTGGCGATAATCTGTTTTAGATAATGTTTTTTGTTCATTAGTACCATCATTAGAAGCCATAATAGATTTTACTTTATTAGCAAAACGATTACCAGATTTATATTTATCATATTCATCTGTTGTTTTATTTGCATTATTTACGGCATCTTCAGTATCTTTATTTGAATTAGATTCATACTTATCTGCTGTTTCTTGCAATTCTTCTGGAATTAAGAAGTATTTTAATCCACGAGCAATTCCGAATCCACTATCAACTTCACCGCTACCAAATACAGTATTAATAGCACTTTCAAGAAGGCCTTGTTGGTTAGCAGTTCTTGAACCATATACTAAACCTTTTTGACCATTAACACCAGCTGTCCAAGGAATACCGTATCTTTGTAATGGATACATTTTTACGACTTGTAAATTTTTAGCAAATCTATTAAAACGTATCATGGCAAAATCAGCTACCATTAATATTTCACCAGCAAATGGAATTAATTTAGAACCTACTTTTAGTAAGCCTTTGCCAGCTGTTTTAAATATGGAACTAGCTACCTTTTTAGATATTTTAGTTTTTAATTTAAAATTAAGATTTTTAACACTCTTAATTTTACCAATTACTTTGGCTTTTTTAGCCGATGCAGAATCTTTACCTAACTGAACAATATCGTCTTTAGCTTGTCGTAATTTATCACCAAATGTTTTTTCTTGCATTGAATTAGATGTCCAATACTCTTTAGCCTGTGTTCGAACTGCTTTAAAAGAATCTTTTAAAACGCATATACTATGAGTAGCGGCTACTGCGAATACAGCCATATTAGACAAATCACGGAATATAGAATGAGTTGCATTTTCAAATTCATCATCTACAGTAACAATGCATTCAGGAGAAATAGCAGTAGTAAAACCTTCACTACTAATCATATGAGATATTTCTTTTACGATAGCTTGTCCACGAATACCATTGACTTCATCATATACGTAAATTCTATCTAGTGGATTTACAGATGGGTCACCCACAACAATCATATCGCCTGCATACATTCTAGCAACGGCTTGTCGTAAACCAGATGCTGTCATTTTCCAAGCAATATTTTGATTATTATTGACCATACCTTTATCATCTTGTGCACCGAAGATATCAAACATGCTTAAAAAGTCTTCTACGTACTCATTGTTAAACAATGAGTTAGTGATAGTTCCAAGATATGGAATACCTTTTGTAATAAGACCAGTATCATATGTCATTGTTCTTTGAGCATCTGGATAGATATCGATGTCTGCATATAATGGTCCAATTTTTTCTTGACTGACAGAATTAAAAGAACCACTGTTTTGATATAAACCAACAGCAACAGTATGCATGTCTTTAACAGATGTTACCCAACCATTTTGAATAATATCTTGGTAAGAATTATAAATATGAAATTGTTGAAATGGTTTTCTTTTTTCTACGATAGTATTTGTGTTTTTATCCCTAGCGTAATCATACGCATAATAGTATCTATTCATACCCATAAATACTGTTTGACGTAAACCAAAGTTTCTAATGCCAGCTAATGCATCAGGATTTAATGATTTAGCGATATGAATTACATCCCAAGGAGAACGACCAAATACATCGAATGAGATTTGAATTTGTTGACCATCGGCTACAATTTCTCCATCATCGACTTTATTAGGAGCTGTTACGGAAAAAATGTTTTGACATGGTTCACCAGATTTAAAGATATCTGTAAAATCAGGATTACCGAAATTAGTAATACCAAATGCATTTCTATCTATATAATCAGATACGATAGGAATATGAGAACCAAGTCGTTTTAAAAATCCACCGCGCTGTGTAAATAACCCACGAACAATATTAATAGGAGAATCTGTATTAGCAAAAGCACCGACTAAATCATCTTGTCTTGGCAGATGATAAGCTTCCATATCTTCTAGGATAGGATTAATTAATTCTTGTCCATATCCAGAACACTGTAATATAACTTTATCTTCAGCAGATACTTCTGCGATGACGCCATTAAATACGGTTGGCATTAAATTAGGATTAGCTCCATAACCAAGTTTAATTGTTAACTTTGTACCTGGTATTAATCGTAACGCAGGTTTTACATCTTTAATTTTACGTTCTCGTTCTTCTATTTTTTCCTGTTCATTAGGAACAACAATAGGAGTTACGATATCTGCAAATGCATCCATTAATGTAAGATTTGATGTATCTGGGTAAATAGAGTCGTCACCAGTTAATAAGAATGAGCCATAAAAATTACTCATTTCAATTTCTGCCACATCTACTGGATTATCTTTAGAACGAGTAACGGCAATAGAACCTAATGCATTATTATTATAATAATTATCGTGTAAATGCCATTTACCAACATCACGTCCTTCATCAATAAGCATCATGTAGAAAGTAGGGAATGCTCTTAACATTCGACCTCTAGCATCATATACAATCATATCGTGACAAGCATGAGATGCATACGTCGTTACGTTTTCAGCTGCTTCTATATATTTTTTTTCATATATAGTGTTAATCATTTTATTAACAACTTTATCTTGTGATACGCCAGATGTATTAATATCTTTAATTCTTCCCAGACCAGCTAATGCCATAATTGTTTTTCTAAATACCATAGCACTTGTTTCGTTAGGGTTAATTGTTTTGCCTGGAATAACGCAACCTTTTTGATAAGAAGATAATGCATTATATTCTTTTGCTTTAATACGGCTTAATAATTTAGAGTCACCATCACAAGCTGTTAACAGATTAGCTACAAATATTTTACCACTATCAATTTGATATTCATTCTTTTTAAAGAATTCAATATTTTTAAGAAGTTGTTCGTCTACATTACTAGAGACACCAGATTTCTTATATTGGTTTTGAATATCGAGTTCCGTAACAGATGTTTTTCTTAATACATCAGAATTAATAGATGGATATACATATTCTTGTGTTAATCTTGCTAACCAATAAAATACTAACCGTAAATAAGCAATCGTTGCAAATTTAGTATTTACAATACAATTTAATTTATAATCAGGGACCGCATTTTTATTAGCTCTATAATATGGGTCAAGTACAAACATAGCACTGTTAATTTTTTCTTTATTATTATCAGTAGCTACATTATTATTTTCTTCACCAGTGATATTATTAATCGCATCTTGTGAATACATTTTAAATCTAAATGTACCGAATTCTAGTCCTTGTTCTACAGCTTCACTAACTGTGTCTGCATATCTTCTTTCAGAGGCATCTTGTGTTAATCCATTGATGACAGCAATGAAAGTAGAATTAGGTTTCCAATCTGTTGCTTTTTGTTTACTAGAATATTCTTTATCAGCTGTTGCATTACAAGCAGCGGCATAAATAATATCGCTTACTACAGATAAAAAATTATCATTTATATTAATATATAAAGCATTACATAGAGCTTTTACGGCATCAAATTCAAACCAATATTTTACATAACTATAAATAGTACTTTTATCATTAACTCTTGCGATATCAAAGAAGTCTCTTCCTTTTTCTAAGAATATAGTATCTTTCGTGATATCTAATATTTTATCAGAATCTTTTAATGTAATTGGAGTTTGTTCAAGATAATATAAGAAATCATTAGCGGCTGAAGTAGATTTTTCAATTTGTTCACTAACCCATTCACCTTCTGTAATCTTTTTACCTTCTTTTGCTATTTCTGCTTGTACATGAGCAGATGTAGTAGCGTCTTTATTATCTTTATTTTCTACGCTTTCTTTTTTAGCATTTTTTGGATTACCGAAAATATCTTTACCTTGTTTGATATCAGTAGATTTTTGTATTTCTAATTTATTACTTTCTGTATTATGTTTTTCTAAAGAATTATTAGTATCTGGTTCTGGTGGTTTTTTATATTTATCGGTTGCAGATAATAAAGCGATAGCTTGTTCTTCTGTATATTTATTTTTAATTAAAAAATCTATATCGTTTTGTTTGAAAAACTTACCATTAGGAGCTTGTATTTTAGAATCAGGACCGTTATCTGTTAATGCTTCATCAGCTTTTTTGCGAGCGATATTAGATTTTAATTCTTTATCGTATTTTCGTTCTAAAAAAATAGTTTTAATATCTTTACATACTTCCCATGCATCAAGATTGGTTTCTTGACCTTTTTGATGAGCAGCTTGTTTTAGATTTTCATTAAGTTTTTTTAATGCTATTTTTTTGGATGCTTCTTTAGCATCATTCATTTGAGATTGCTGTTCTTTAGCAATATCATTCATATTTTGAATTGATGTACCTAAACCATCTTTAGCAATTAAATCAAATTGAGCACCAGACTCATCAGTAATGGTTTGGTCACCATTTAACAGTCCATCTGGTTTAATTAATTTCAAAACAGATTCTCTTAATACTTGAGAAGTTAATGGGGCTAAGTATACAAAATAAAAATCAGGGTCTACGTAAATTCTATCGTCTTGGAATAAATAGCGAGTAAACTTAAAACCTAATTTTTCTAATTCAGAAACTTTAGGTAACTCTAAATCTGGATATACTTCTACTTGTCCAATCACTTGTTTTAGCATTTCGAAGTTAGCTAAATTAGTATCTTTATATTCATCTTGGAACCAAGAACGTTCTTTCCATCCAGAGTTAATACCTTCAATAGCAGACATTGCTTCACGTTGACGCAATGTTCTATCTACAGAAATCATAGAGATATTAATTTCATACCATCCTGGAGAACCCTTAATTGTATCTACTTCGATAGAATGTGGCAGTACATCATTAATATCAATTAATTTTGTAATTTCTGATTCTATCTTTAATGGATAGCATGGAAGAATCATTCTATATTTTTTTTCATATAGATTAATAGTTCTTGATAATCGAGATAAATAAGAAGCTGTTTCTTTATTATTTGTTACCATTTTTACATTAAACATGGTACTTGTGCCACCCATGTATTGACTAGATAATCCAGACCCATTTAATGTATTAACGGTAGCGAAATTATTATTAAAAATAGTTTGATAATCTGTAACAATTAAATCTGGCAAATTAACTTTTACATATTTTAATAATGAATAATTAAAAATATTAGCTGCCTGTTTCCAGTCACCATCATTAGACATTTCTAATTCATTCATATCAAAATCAGTATATTTCTTTTGCGTAGTATATTTATCTGCAATAGATAGAATACTAGCTGATTCAGTTGTTGTATCTAATACAAAATCACTAATTCGTTTATAGCTTCTATTATCTTTATCTTGTAATTCATATTTAGCTACATAACTAACAGAAATAACGCCTGGATTAGAAGGGGTTCTTCCTGCATTATCAGCATCAGAGTCATTGGGAGTAACCGTATTTTTTACATCTTTATTTTGTAAATAATATGGATATTTATCTTTATCTAAGTGGATATCCATTGTAATGCGATATAACATAGTTTCATGAGTATGGTCTGTAAAAATTTGATTTGTTCTATATGTTATATCTTTAATATCGTCTTTGTTTTTAAATTCAAGATTCATTAATGTATCTTTTAATTGAGGTAACAATTCTTTTGTTGGGTCGTCAAAAGTTTTTAATGTTTTAGATGTTTCAAATTGTTTCGGTGTTTCATTTTTATCTACGTCTGTATTATCTTCAGCATATTTTTTTAATACTTTATTCCATTCACTAGAAGCTGCTGCTTTAGATATAGCATCACCTAATTCACCGATTTTAGTTAATTCGTCCCATTGGTCTTTTGTTTTTGGCTTCATAACGCCATCGGCACCAAATACATCTTCCATGCGTTGGTCCATCATCATATCGAGATAATCTTCATCTGCGATATACATACGTAATGTAGAGTTATGGAACTTCATTGGTTGTAAGATAGTATGATTTTTTAAATGTTCTTTAATATATTGGTATGAATTATAATCAAAATTTTTAGCAGCTAGTTCATTACCGTTAATCAAAGCACGTTGATAATAATATCTAAATACTTTCCAATTAATAGAAGCACTAAAATAATTTCTATCTTTTTCAGAAATACCTAATGTTGTCATTAAATCAGTTATTTCTGGCATATATGTATTATAGTCAAATTCAGTTAATGTCATTTCTACTTTAACTGCTCTTGGTATTCCATTTATGTTTTGAATATTGATATTATTAATCATAACGGCATGAATATCAAATACATTGTTTAATAGATTGTTTTCTATTGGCAAATATGGAGTAAATTTAAATTGAGAAAGTAATGCTCGTAATCCATTCATATGATATAAGATTTTTTCACCATTAGGTAATTCATCTTCATATGGAAAACCATTAATTCCTTTATCTCCATAAAAATAGCCACTTAATGTAATAGTACGTTTACCATCTTTGTTACTTCGTATCATACTATTTTGTGCACGAAGTAATGGCATAGATTCTCCACTTGATTCCGATTTCATCGTAATCGTTTCTGGAGGAATCATAAATAATACATCGCCTAATAATACTGTCCAGTCATTTAAAATATATTTATCTTGACCTAATAATTTCTTTTGTATTTTATATCTATCATCTAATTCATCAAATACAGAATTAAAGGCGTCTACATATTTTTGGTCTTCAATATCATAGCCATTTGTAATATATGGATTTTGAGTATTTGGTTCTGCAATTTTTGCTTCTGTTTCACCAGGAGCTGTTAATAAATATTTACCAGCATTAAACCATTTGCCATCTGTTTGAAAATAAGCTGTACCAGATAATGTGTGCATGTCTAATCCAATATTGGCTACGCCAGTTACTGGACTTTTTTCAGATTCGAAATTATTATTAACGATTTGAATTAATGCTTTAGCAGAATTATCGTCTTTAAATTTATTTAATACTTCTCGTACTTGAGATTCTGTACCTAGATTTTGAAAATATCCAACAAATAATTTACTTGGATTAATATTAACATTTCTTGCTTTATCGTTTTTAAAATTAAAAGCTGTTTCTTTTTTAATGTATGTATCAAAATCTGCTGGGCTATAATTACAATCATTTTTTAAAGCATTTAACAAATCTTGTGAAATATTTAATAAAGCTTTTTTTAGTGTATCGATTTGAGAAAAATCAATAGCAGAATCTTTGTCATTTTCATTAGAAATCTGATTAATTTTTCCTAGTTGACTTTTATCAACAAATACATAAAGTACACCATTATTTTTATTAATGAGTTCTTCTAATCGTTTTTCCGCATTTATATTTTGTTGTACATCGCCAGTTTTTAAAAGATATTTATAAGTACCGTCTTTTAGCTTTCTAGCTTCTCTATTTTCACCATTAATTTTAATAGTTTGTGTATTATCATTCGCATGAATATGGTCAACTGCCCAAATAGATGTAGATGGAACAGTAAGCCCATTAATAATAAACTTAATATATTTATTTTTAATATAAGTATCAGAAGATACTTTTGTTTGATTTAATATATTTTCTCTATAAGCATTAAAAGCATCTTGATTGGCTTTAATGCCAGATTTTTCTTGAATAGCATCAATAGAACAAATTAATGTTCTACCATCTAATACACCAGATTCACGAATATCTTCCGTAAATTCTGGTTTGATTTCTAAAAATAATCCATGTTCTCCAGCATCAAATTTAGATTCTGCTTTTAATACTGGTGGAGTATCTGCACAAAATGCTGTTCGTCTAGCACTTGCGTCTTCATCTGTAGTTCCATTTATTTTTTTGTCTAATATTTTTAGGTATTCAGTATCAACTGCACCTAAATAAAAATCACCCATTTCTGGCAATAAGAAGCTGTCATCATTAAGCATGTCTTTTGTTTGAGCGACACCACTTAACTTTTCTTTTTCTTTTTCTTCTTTACTAGCTTCTTTTGCATCATTAGTTATTTTTTCGAAGTCCATGTGATTCCTTTTATATGTAAAAATAATTAATTATTTGTTTTTATTTACTGACATCCTCTCATGACTAAAGTCGAGAGGTTCCTATTTACGCCCAACTTAACCTTAATTAATATATATATTAATTAAACCCAGAGGTCGAGTAAATTTAATAGGC